GGTGTACCCGTATTTGTGGAAAATGTACGAGTAGGTGTTACACTCCCACCATGTCCTGTATCTGGATTCTGCCGCTGACCTGTTGCATTAATCGGAGCCTTTTCCATCGTATGATTAAAAGTCTGACCCATTAACATTCGGTCACGTTCATCCAACTGCTGACCAATACTACTACCCACCATAGCACCAAGACCAATACCTAGAACAGTCCACAGTTCTTTATTACTAGAGCCTTGCCCTAAACCGTAAGCCAATGCTCCACCTGTAAGAGCCCCAAGGGCCGTACCAGTTTGCATTTTGGTTGCACACCCACCGAGTAACGGTAGGGTAACTAAACCAATCATCATTAACTTCTTCATTTACTTCTCCTTCAAAAATATATGATTGCCTACATGAGCAGTAACTTTCATTCTGCTTGCCCACCAAGGCTTTACTTTTACATTATGATAATGTGTAGCACCATTAGTAATATCATCACCATAAGCTATCAAAAACATATACACAGATTTTATCCATAGTCTACGTTGATAAGTAGAACTTAACGGAATCTTATCACTTTTACCATCATGTGTCCACGAAAATTGTTTATTTTGCCACACCACTTCACAAACTGTATTAGGCCATCTGGCACTCTTTACCCTATTTATTACTACTTGACTAACAGCAACCATACCCAAATCAGGTTCACCCTGACTCTCAAAGTAAACATTTTGAGCCCCACAATAAATTTGTTGTTGATCTGTAATACTATTCTTATCCAATCCCAACACGGTCATTGAATGATTCAACACCATCATTACTGCAAAAATAAAGCTTGCCGCCTCACCCATTATTACTTACCTTCATGGAGTTTTGGGTTCAATCTCAAGGGGAGCTGAATTATAAGCATCAGCCTCACTGGGTACAAAGTCACTCTGTGGAGCATATCGACCTTTATCTTGGGGATCAAATGTCTGAACCCCAACGTGTTCAATACCTAAATGATGCACAAAGATAATCAATTGTCGTTCTTCTAACTCCATAGAGTATAATTGTCTGGCTGTAATATGTGACCAACTCTTGAGCGATGTAAAATAATCTTCATCATTATCATTATCTTCAAACCACGCTCGTTTTGGACATTTCTCTGCCAAATTCTCGGCAATAAGTCTCACTTGCCAGTCTGCCCATCTACCTTCAGCCATCGCCGTATAAACCTCGTTTCACATCTTGTTCATGTTCAAGGTCTACTTCTTCACTGTAAGATTTCTTACCCTCTATATCTAGCACCTGTTTTCGCAAACAGTTCACTTGAATTTCCAGTTTCTCTATTTTTGGGTTATCAACTGTACCGATATTACGGTCGAGAATCCATCCCATCTGGTCTTCCAGTTTCTTCACTCGTTCAGTCAATTCATCACTCATAATACCACTCCTCAAATTGTTCGTAAAGTTCTCCTTCTAAACGATAAGCCTCTTTCTCCCACGGCTGATCGTCATAATGTACTTTACCAAAAGTCCTAGTCTTCCACTGGACTCTCCCTGTCTCATAATCACACAGTTCACCTCTTACAAACTGTTTGAGATGAACCATCTCATGTGCTAACCATGTAAGAATCTGATCGAATGAATGCTTCATTGAAGCATCTATTTCAATCATAAATTCCCTCGGTTGATTGAGATCATCATCTATAATATGACAATACCCATAAGCCTCTTCCTTCTTCTTCAAGTCTTTAGTCAGTTTAATCTCTAAATAGATATTTTTGACCATGCGAGTACCCAAAAGAAGAGCCCCATAATAAAGAGCTGCACATCCAAGTGCTTGAGAAAGTTCTTTATTATGACTTCGATAACCCTCAATGGACAGTTTCATCTTCTTCAATCTCTTTAAAGATGTATTGGATGATATTGTCAGTACCTTTTATCAATTTTCGTAACTCGTCCAGTTCTTCAGGCCCATGTTCCGAAATCACCGTTTTCTGATCTTTGGTTTTGATCTGAAATTTCTCAATTTTCGGCATAATTATGGACATATAATTCTCCTAATTTATCATAACGATATAGCTATTATACTAGGACCCCACTCAAATGTCAAATCGTAACCCCTTGATTTATAACGACTTTTAAAATTAATTATAAGTCATTGATTTATAACGATTTTTTATCATAAAAGTTTCTTATACCTCTATTAATTAGTATATTAGTATATTATAATATTTTAAGGGAATAGCTACTTTTTTAAAATTTTCAATTTTGAACAATCCTCGGAAAAAACCATGGATTAACCTCGGCGCTGATTCTCCGCAATATCGGATGGAGTTCTACCCAAATCCATACGTCCTTGGGCCCGACGACCATAAAGGGGATTCCCTACCTGTACAAAGTTTTCATCCCAACCAAAAGCTTCTTTAATTAAATTTGCAGTCAGTCCCTTATACTTCTTATTCAAACACTGATCCTTTGCGAGAAGGAGTACATCAGCCTCACCTTCAGATAATCCTTCCAACAACTGCACAAACATCATCTCTCGTTTCATCGTATTTAAATTAGGATTTCCTGGCATAGGACCATCAGAAGTTTCACGTTGAACATAATTATGTAACTTCCTCGTTTCTTGTTCCAAAATAGTATGTTCAGTTCCTTCTGGTGCTTCATTAGGCATATAAGGTACTTGACCCGCTGGCAATAACCACGTAATTTGTGGATCAAATGCCGCCTTCAAAAACATCTCTAAGGAAGCACTACGATACTGTTGCAGTACATTCAACTTCTTGGGTTTATCCTTTGCATTATGAATCTTTGTAAAGATTTCATGGTACAACGGTCTATACGTTTCTTGCATGATTAAAATTCTCCTATGTTTTCTACTAACGTATTTAATTTATTCTTTATGAAGTAATCAAACAACTTACTTCTATCTCCAACTTTTATATTCTTAAACTCTCGTAAAATTTCATCCTCTATATCATTTGGAATTTTAGCCAAATCTATTAAAGTTTCATTTCTCTGATAGTTATGAATCCAAGTATCTCTAGAACACTTGGCAAGATTGTGTAAATTTATCACCTCACTGGTGTTCATTGCTTCAGTTAAAGCAGCCAATATTGTTTTTCTCATGGGCTTCTGTCTTTTCTCTGTTACAAACGTATCATCTGGAGACAATACATTAGGTACACCATCACTACGATCCCCTTTCAAGATATGTTCTCTCAAATATCTAGATGGATCTGAACCATTAATAATTTTCTTAGTTACAGGACTATATTGTTTCACTTTAATCCCATGCAACTGTATAAAATCTTTATCTGATGAAACTATTAAGTTTATACCTTTATCCCAATCTGACAATCTCTTAACAAGAATTGCAATAATATCATCTGCCTCTGCACCATCCACATCTATCACTTTATAAGGAAAATACTCTTTAATCTCATCTCGTACTAAATTGAGATTTATAAAAATAGCATTCCAATCGTGTCCAGAAGATTCTCTATCCTTCTTACGAGTTGCTTTATAGTGAGGAAAATAATCTCGCCTCCAATAATGTCTGTTATCACAACAAATCACCAACTCTCCATATTCTTCTTTAAAACGAGAGCGATAATATCGCAAATTATTCAAAATCAAATGACGTACTAAATTTTCATCAATCGTATTATCGGGAGCTCGATGGAGAGCCACCATTAAACTCCCTATAGCAATTTGGGTAAAATCAATTAATATCATAAAAAGGTCTCATTGCAAAAAATAGCGTCGATTTTTTAGACAGGGATTTTATTTTTAAAGGCCTGATTTCGCTCACTATACAGGCAATCTAGCTGTCTTAGGTAAGTAGTTTAATGCTTCGGCATCCATCTGTAACTTCTCTTTCAACGACCTATCAATCCATTTAGTAACATGTTCTGGCTCAATTAAATTCTGCTCACAGTAATAAATGATAGCTTCCATATGAGTCAGACGTTTTGTTCTCACAAGTTCATCTACAATTACAGCAAATCTTTTAGTTGTTATTTTTTCCATAATATTTTGGAGCCCATGGACAGAATCGAACTGCCGACCTGCTGATTACAAATCAGCTGCTCTGCCTGCTGAGCTACATGGGCTATTCAAAAAGTGTCCCATCTAGATAGACATGTGTAATCGGAAATCCTTTTATATCTCCCACTGTTATTGGTAAAATTTCATCATTAGGATCTAGTTCTGGTAAACTGCTTGCGTATTTTCTACTCAACTTAGCTTCAAAGTCTTTACAGGCTTGACTACTAGCCCAACGTTTCATCTTACCTACAATAAATCTCTTTGATCGTTCCTCTGACGGCACAAAATTACTATCGGTCCAATACTTTTCTTGGCCTGGAAATTCAATCTGTAATTGATACATGCGTCTTGATGTATCCTTCTTCGTCGTAGGCGTAGACACTAGTTCGGTATCTTGTTTTGTGTTCTTGATCTTTTCCATAAAATAAATCCAACCATGTAGATGTATCGAGATATTTGTTTATGTTTGCTAAATAAACTGATCTATTCTCTACCTCACGTTCTAATAATGTTCTATCTTTACCCTTACCCATTCGACGAATCTTATATTTTAATTCTTTGACACGTTCTTTATTGTGTTTCTGCCATTCCCTTACATTCTTTAAACTTAAAGTATTATCGTCTGAAAGATTCTTAACATCTTCATGTATGTTCTTATATGCTGGTGGTTTCTTGGCCGCACGGACCTTCGCCATCTTATCTAATTGTTCGCCTTCCATTTTGGTTCGCCTGCATAATTTATTATGTCTTTATTCATCAGGTACTCTACCAAATCA